CATCCCAAGTTGATTTCCGATTGTATCGTAGGTTGTAGAACCATTAGTTGTTCTATCGGTTTTGTACTTGTTAGCAAGAGCTTCAGCATCTAGCGTAACTCTTGCAGCATCAATATCAGATTGAACCAAAGTGATTTGAGTGCCATCCGCTTTGAAAGCACCTGTTTCATCGTTAATAATTCCCACATCTGGATATGCCTTATATATTGCATCGTGATCTAATTTTGCCATTATCCAGCTACCTCCAATAAAGTCATAGTAGAAGGGCTACTATCATCACATAATCTAATTTGTGAACTACTCCCTGCACTCGTAACTCTAAATTGTGTTTTATATGTATTAGAACCAGTAGAAGCACCTGTATCTAAAACAGACATAGTCATTAACATTACAAGAACCAAATTACCTGAAGCACCTTCAATACCAAATGATTTAGTACTGCCCGGTGCGAATATATCTGTAGAACCTCTTAAAAGTTTAACAGCACCTCTAGCATCTGTTTGGCTGCTACGCTTAACGTCCATCTGATGAGATGCAAGAATTAAAACTTTGCTGTTTGCTGAAATTGAAATTGTAGCAGTCAACCCTGTATCTGCAAAAGTTTCTGTTGTATTTGAAGTTTGTGTTGTACTAGTAGCAGTTACAACTTGAATTATATTCCCTGCCTTTGGGTTTGTTGTAGTTAATATCGTTCCATCTGCCGTATCAGGTAACGTCATTACCCTGTTGTTAGCAGAAGAAGAGGGTGCTTGTAAGCTGAAAGACCCACCACCTGATGCTGCGTTTAGTTTAATCTTTGCTGTCATTTATCCAGCCTCCAATGCAGCGACTTTTGTTTCCAATACTTCAATTTTAGCAATAGCTTCCTGTAATGCAGCCGTAAGTAACGGAACAAGTTTACTTTGATCTATTCCTTGATATACAGGATTATTGTCAGAATCAACTTCATCTTTTGTTCCTGTTATAGCTTCTGGAACTGCTGTTACTTCATGTGCTAAAAACCCATCAACTGTTGTATCTGTATCAACTTTAAAATTAAATCTTGATGGTTTTAGTGTTTTTATTCTTGTTATACCATCAGATATAGCAATTACATTTTCTTTAAGTCTGTAATCAGAAGATGTATTGTAAGCTACATCACTACCATTATGAGTAATACTTCCAAGTGATGAGCCATCTGCTCTTTCAAAAAATATTAAACGACCACCTGTTGATTTACCACAGGCAACTAATAATGCTCTTCCATCTGATCCCCCCGCATCAACAGTGTTGCGTAAAGAAAGAGTATATTCAACAGCCGTAGAGTTAACTATAGCAGCGTGTTGTGAAGCATCATTACCGTAAGCTCCGTTTGTAGTGCCTACATAAAATTTACCACCACTTGTAAGACGCATACGTTCTGCAGAATCAGTACCAAATGCTAAATTGTTAGTATTGTGCCCATACTGTATATACCCTCTATATTCATCAAGACCACTTGTTCCATCACTAAAAAATAGACTTCCATCATTTGCAGTTCCTGATCTAAGTGTTATACCAGTACTACCTGAAGTTTCAATTGTAAGATCATCTGCTGTACCTTGACCTTCTGTAGTAGTTCCTAAAAGCAACCTTCCAGCACTATCAACTGTTGCTCTAGTTGCTCCACCTGTATTGATATTGACAGTATCAGATCCAAAGTTTATTCCTGTATTACTATCCGTTCCCTGTAATGCTGGTGCGGAAGCTGATCCATCAACCCCAGAAATACCAGTAGATCCGTTAATGTTTAAAGCCATAATTAAAGAATAACAAATAAACTGCCAGAAGGCACAGTCACAGTAACTCCACTATTTATAACAGGACTTACTGTATGTGCATTTTTTCCTGATGTTATCGTATAGTCTGTTGTTACGTTAGTGTCCGATTCAAAGAATACTTCATCATTACCTCCTCCAGTAGCTCCAGCACCGCCTCCCACAGCCGTGAACTCAGATCCGTTATATATTTCAGCAGAAGTGGTCGTACTGTTGAATCTAAAGTCTCCTGTCGAGGGTGAACTAGGTCTTTGTGCAGTAGTTCCAACAGGTATTTGTAAAGCTGTTGTGTAATTATGTATTACATCTCCAGTAAATGTCGATCCAGAAAGTTTTGCTAGACCTAAGTTTGCCTGTGTTACATCTCCAATCTCAATATATCCATTATTAGCTGCATTTCTTATTTTTAATAATGAACTTGACGTATCAATGTGCATTTGAAAAGCACTATTTATTGATGGATCGCCAGAACCACTATTTGTAGAGTTAACAGCAGCAATTATTTGATTTAATTTTGTTCGGACAGCAGCACCCGTTCCATTGTCAATGACATACCCTGCTCCACCCGTGTTATCGACTCTAGCCATTTAGAAAAGTAACATTGATCTTATTGTACTATCCTTTTCCAAAACCGACAGCCTGATAGGTGAAATTTCTATTAATCGAAGCATTTGATGAATTTTTGAAATGAACAGTAAAACCCGTTCCAGAAATACTACTTACTTCAAAGTAATCTCCTGATGCCATATTCTGAGCATTGATACCAACAGAGGGTAAATTAGTATTTGCTCCAAGCAAAGAAGAAGTACCAACAAAAAATGGATTGGTAAACGTAACAGCCTTTGCTCCTGCTCCGCTTGCAATAACATTACCTTGTTCTGTTCTTCTCTGTAAAGATGCTGTATAACCTAGCTGAGAAACTTTTATATCCTGGGCAACATCATTACTAATTAATTTAGCTCTAAACTGAAATCCTCTGCCTTTATAAGTACCATTAGCAAAAGTCTGGAAGTCAGAATATGTAGGAGATCCAGATGGATCGTCTTGAGTTACTCTCACTAACATTTCAGCATTAACTTCTGTTGCTGTAGCACCATCAAAATCTGTCCATGTATCAATATTTGCCAATCTGCTGTCAATCAAATCATTAGGATAAAATGCCTCTGTTAGGAAATGACGTTTGAGATCAAGACTGAACACACCACCTAAATCTAGAGTATCTCCACCAGCAGTTCCTCCAAAATCGTAAGTACCAGAACTTGCAATACCACCAAAGTCATCTAAGGAGGCAACTGTATCAAAATCAGTGATGGCATCAAATAAACCTGTACCAGATAAATTTAAACTGTTTGTTACAGCATCAAATTCAACATTAACCTTCGTTCCTTGAAATTTAGGACTGTCTGTATCTTCTCTTCTTGTCTGTGTGATTAAAGGTGCTTGGTTATCAGGTAATTCAATAATTACACTTGTTTCTCCTGCACAGAATCTACCACCATCATCTTGAAATTTTAAAATATACTCGCCCTCAAGATATGGAACTTCCGCAGATGTAGTAGCACCACTAAGAGCTTGAATTAAGTCAGTGCTATTTGAAAATGTACCATTACCATCTGTTAAAGGAGAATGTCTGACATACACCCTACCTCCATGAGTAACATCTAAATCTGTAGACCTATTCCAACGTAACCTTACTAACTTTTCATTTATTGGTTCGGCTGATAGTCCAGTAACATTTGATGGCAATGCAGTTTTACCAACAGCATTAAAAGTCAGATCAGCAGAAGTGGCACTTATTTGTAATGCAGCATTATAACTGAATACCTGGAACTCATACGTTCCAATATCAGTATTAAATATCTCAAAATCAGGAGAAGAAACTGTTGTCGAAACAAAGTTACCATTATTGAATCTGTAATTGACCTGATACTGCGTAACACCAACAATAGGCTGCCAACTAACAATGAGTTTTGATACTGCCTGATTATTTATTTCAACAAGTTTTTCTTCTGCTAAAAGTGCAGTAGGAGGATCTTTTGGAAGATTTAGTATTGATACTGTTCTTGTTGGTAAAGTCGCACCATCTTCAATAAATGCGTATTTTTCATTTACATAAGATAAAGCCGTAATCGCATAATTTATACCATCAGATTCTTCTACTGTTATTACTCTAAATTTCTGAGCTTGAACTGTATCATCTTGCAACAGCCAAACTGTATTAGCATTTGGAGTCTGAGAAAAAGCAGAAGATACTGTTATAACTGCACCTGAGACACTTGATACTGACTTCCTTTCAACATTTCCATCGGGTAATATCACAGATAAAGTTGGATTATTTGTTGTAGGCAAATCGGTCGCAGCAGAATCATCTACTGTTATCTGAGTCGTTGTGGCGGAACTTACTCTTCCTCCTCTTCTAAGACCAGAACGAACAGGGTCAGCTATCTCGATAACAGCACCAGGTCTTACAACAACACCAGAATCTATAGAAGTTGCAAATGCAACAACTTCACTTTCATTTTGTTCAGTAAATAAAATAGCTTTCGCTAATCTTCTAGCCTGACCTCTTGATGTACAAGCAAAACCTTTTACCTGTTTTATAATTACTCCAAACTTGGCTATAGCATCAGCATCTTCATAAACTTCATAATCTATCTCTCTACTATCCATATTGAAGTAAGAAACAGAAATTACAGTATTTCTTGTTTTTAATCCACTTCCTGAGTAACTAAAACCTTCTTCAGTTACATTGGCAAGGTTGAATAAATAACTTGCATCTTTTGGACTATCCTGTGCAAGCAAAATACTACCAGCAGACCATATCGGCATACATCTCATTACACCTGCTAATTCATTTATCAGATCAAATGCTTCACTAGATGATTGAATATTTACATTACAACTGAATCTGGCTTCCTGTCCTCCAAATCCATCTGATACTAATTTATTTGCAAACTTACTAGCAGTAACAAAAGAAAATAAATCAAGGTTACTGTCTGTTATATGATTACCGAATCCATATCTAGTATCTGTAAGAAGATCAAGTAACACCATCGCAGGGCATGAACACCATTGAGCAGCACCCATAACTCCATTAAAAATATATTCATCAGGATAGACAATACGACCTGTTGTACTATCAACAGTAGGAGTACCAGAACTATTTGCACCTGCTCCTGGAATCCTTACCTTTATTCCTCTGATACGATACTTTCTGCTAGGTATTGATTGAAACTGCATAGAGTCCAATCGAAGGGAAGTATAAGCACTATTGGCATAAGTATTGGAATCATCAATAATCTCTCCAAAACTTGTCCATTGAAATGCGTCTTGTAAACTTGAATCTGAACTATCGGCTGTAATTCTACTGACTCTGATATCAACAGGAAAAGCACCAGTAAGATTTATTCTGTAATCTCTCTGGTAAGCATCAGCAGTTCTTCCTCTAATAGTGTCTGAAATAACATCAGTAAAACCACCAGAATTGTATTGAACAGCTATTTTTAATGAGATAGAAGAACCTAATAAATCTCCTTTATCTGTTGCTTTTTGTAATTGAGGAACAGTAATCGTTACATTAACAGCATCAACATTCGAGTTCGTGATCTGTCTAGTTACAGGAGTGGATGCGGTTACAGTTACTCCTACTGCTGTTATAGAAGAACTACTTTCGATACCTTCAACTTTTGTCTGGTTTGATGTACCAAATCTGGGATTGAAACCAACATCTTGAAAGTTAAAGTCAGTTGAAGCTGGAGATGCTGAAGTAGCTGTCGCTTTAAGAACAGGAGTATCGTTTAAAAATACATCTTTTAAAGCAGCATTATTATATGCGGTTGTTCCCTGTGTTAATCCTTCTTTTGAAGCGGAAGCAAAACCTTCGATCTCTCCTTCAGAAATAAGATCAAGGAAAGTAGCAAACTGTCTACTATGTAAAGTATCAGGAGTTCTTGTCGGTTGAGGTGGGGGTGGAGGACTACCTTTAGCACCTCTAATAATTTTAGGTTTATCTGTCATGCCTGTACCTGTTGAGTATCAACAGCACCACTTATAACAACTGATCCTGTAATTATCTCTCCATAAACTATTGGTACAGGAGTACCTGCTCTGGAAGTATTTTGCGTACCAGAAAAACTAAATGATAATTGTGGATCTTGCTCTGACTTAAATTCTTTTGGTTTAGGCAAAGGAAATAACATATCGCTTACACCTTGTAAAACTAAACTTGCTCCAAGATATACAGCAGCTTTTGTTATTGCACCAGAAACTCCAGTTAAAGCACCAAAACCAGTAACTCCACTTTTAAAACTAAAAGATAAAGCAGGGTTAATAATAAACGCACCTGCGATTAAAGCAGCACCTAACAATATCTTTCCTAACCCTCTACCAGCACCACTAATAACAGGAACAATATGTATATCTTCCTGTCCTATAGGATGATGTATTTCTTCTTGATCTACCGCATAACTACCAACTTTTACCTGATAATATTGAGGATTCATATATTTTTCTATCTGTGGGAAATTATTAACAAGAAAACTTACTGCTTTTCCAAGACTATCTACCTGTATTTCAAATTCTTTATGCCCTACAAACTCTGCAAGTTCGCCATATAGCTTTAGCTTACGCAACATAACGATACCTCCCTCCTGTACATTTTAACAACCATTGAGAATAAGGCTCTCTACAAGATAGTCTATCGGTTAAATGATGTAAAACATCTCCATCTAAAAAAATAGCTACATGATTTAAACCAGTAGATCCAATAGACATTAATAAAGCATCTCCATTTATTAGTTTCTCTTCTGGTCTTAACTGTCTAAATCCAGTTCTCCAAGCACAACTTTCAAATAAAGGATTATCAACAAACTCTTCTGGTGTTATAGGTCTATCCCAATCTTTAAGTTCAATACCTTTTTCTTCTTTATACCAATCTCTTGCTAAACTCCAACAATCAGTAACACCCCAAACCCAGGGTCTACCAAGTAAAGGTGGATTATATCCACAAGGTTCACAATATCCCCATTGTTCTGTTTTTGGATTAACAATATGCCACGGGAGATTACTTTGTTCGCAGCTAATCTGATCTGCCTGACTAGCAGTAGGAGGTGTAGAAGGATGACTGTGAACAATAGCTGTAATTTCTCCTAAATTACTACCCTTTACATAATCTTCTGGATCTAAAATAAAACATTGATGTGCAGTCATTGATAAATTACGACAAGGAAAATATCTTTCTTTTCCTCGAATATTCAATAAAAGCCCAACACATTCTTTAGGATCTTGGTCTTTCGCATGAACAAGTGCTTCTTCTTTCCAAGTCATGCAATAAACGTACCAATAGAAGGAAATTCTGTTCTGGTACATTGTCTTTTAGGTGCTCTGATACCAGCAAGATCAAATACTGCTGCTAATTCAAATTGAACTGCTTCTCTATTTTCTGATGATTTTCTATCTATTTTGTAAATTTCCTGTGGAAATTCTGCTGTAGGATCTGGTGTTCCAAGTGGATTTGTATTATCTGGAAAATTAACAGCGTCAATATATCTTGCTAGTGTTCTTATTCTTGTAACAGTTGCACCTGTAAGATCATTCCCTGTTGTTACCTGATTAACGTTTAACAAGATAGCTGTAATAGTTCCAAGAGCATTACTAATAGTCAAAGTAGGTCTGGGAAGTTGTCCTTTTTGAAAAGCAAAACCTTCTGCCTGTATTGGCATCTTTAAATATTGATTACCAGCCCAAATAATATCTCCGTTAGCATTTAAATTTGTTCCGTTATGGAATCTATAAGTCTGAGCAGAGCCATGCAAGGTTGCATCGGTTGTTAATGTAAATAATTCAATTATTGCTGAAGGATTGATCTTTTGTAGATCAGTAATAATAGGAGCAGTACTCATGGTTCAAATACTTCTCTAAATGTCGCCTGTATTGTAGCTCTATTGTTATAAGGTATAGATTTGTTCCAAGTTTCGCAAACAAATTTTTGTGATGCAGTTTCTCCAGGTGCTTCAAAATCAAAGCTGGCACTATCATTTGCACGGGCATCAAGGAAGGTTTCTATAACATCTGCGTCTGATTCAGAAACTTCAAAAGTAAAATTATAAACTTTAGGATTTTGATGTTCAGCCAATCCAAATAATATTCTATGTTCAAAACCATCAGCGAAGGAAATGGTACGAGTATTTGGTGCGGATCTTTTTTGTTGCCCGTAAGTTGGTTTTATTGAAGGAAATGTAGCCATTATGTTAATAATCCTCCTGGTCTTTTCTGTTTAATTAATTCTGATTGTATAGCAACAGAAATCATACGACCAAGTTCTCTGCCATTCTCTTCATCTCCTTCAACAGAAGAACCAGAAGCATCTACGTTTACTACGATATTTGTTGAACCACCCATACCTCCTAACTCATGGTTTGGAATAACAGTACCTCCAGTATTAGGAACAAATAATTCAGCACCTCTTTCTCCTACAAGTGTAGGCTTACGACCTGGAATATAACCACCATCTGCTGCTGTACCTATTCCCGTTAAAGGATCTACTAATGGAACTGCACTACTATCTAAGAATTGACCACCACCACTTCCGCCTAATCCTCCACCAAAAAAGTTTAATCCTATTCCTAATATTTTCATTTGTATTTGTTTTGCAATCAGTTGTGCTGCCATATCTAAAAACGCATCTGCTGTACGCATAAATAAATTTCTTAATGCGTCTTGTGCTGTCATTGAACCTTTGACAATACCTTTAAATGATTCTCCAAAAGCACTTCCTACAGTATCAGCCACAGTTGTAACCATAAATGCTACACTCGTCAGCTTTTTAAGTTCTGCTGATACCGAATCTATAGCAGATGGAATACTAAAACTCATACCTTGAACTTGAGTATCTAATTCTGTTAACAAATCTTGAAGTTCTGGTAATTCAACCATAAGTTCTTCAAATTCTGCTTTAATCTTGTCAACATTTTCTTCAGCTTTTTCAGCAGATTTTTTAAAGAACTCAGGAAATGCTTTTTCAAGATCTAAGAAAGGAACTTTCATTAAAATCATTGTTTTTAACTGCTCTTTAAATATGTCTGAAATTTTTTGTTGTCTTGTTATTTGTCTTGCCTCTAATATTTCTCTTCTTAAATTCTCCTCTAGTATTAATCTATTAAGTTTTAATTGCATATCTTTAAAACTTGTTACCTTTGCTTCTCTTAATAATTGAATTTGTTGTTTGATACTTAATCCATTTTGAGTATCTAATATTGCTGTCATTAATGTATTTGTATCTCGTATAGCAGCTAAATTCTTAAAAGTATTAGGATTATCTCCAAAAATAAATGCAGCAGATTCTCCTGCTTCTCCAAACCTTGCAAATTCTGTAGTAATAGCAAGCACTTCATCTTTAGTCATTCTCAATGTTGATTTCAGTTCATTAAAAGATGCCCTTGTGAAACCAGCAGAACTTCCAGCATTTTCAAATGATCTACTAATTTTTAATAAAGACTTATCTAATTCATCTTGTTGTTGTATAAAAGATCCTATTGCTGTACCAAGAATTGACAACGCAAAACCAAATTGACCACCGATCAAACCACCTGCTGCACCACCAATTCCACCACCAACTGCTGCTGCTCCTGTTTGTCCAAATAACAAAGGAAAAGCTCCACCAATAATTGCACTACTGGCAGTTCCTCCTAGTTTGCCAGCCATTCCTTGTTTGCCAGCCATTCCTTTATCTATATTTGCTTTACCTGTTCTTCTTTTGGCACGTTCTAGCTTTATTTCGGCTGCAAGTTCATTTCTTATTTGTTGAATATTTTGTTTATTAATATCTAAACCTTTTCTTCTTAATCTTTCAATTACTTTAAAATCTGTTTTTTGTTTTTTATATGCCCTACTTAATCTTTCTTCTTTATCAATAACATCTGCAATAGCTCTAAAGTATCTATCTGTACCTAATGCAACCTTATTTAAATTACCTTTTGCTTGACCTAAAACTTTATTCAAAGTATTAAAAGAATTAGGTAATGTTTTACTTTGTTTATTAGCTAATTTATTTAAAGTATTTATCTCTCTAGATAAAGCAGTTGTTTCTGCACGAACAGCCTTAAGTTCTTTAGCACCTTTTACAGCAATAGCAATATCAACACTATAATTAGCCACTTGCTATAAAAAACTAAAACATTTTCTCTATGTTACCTCTTTTTACCTCTTAAAGCACTAGATCGTTGTGCTTGTTCTTGTTCTTTTTTAAATTGCTCATGTTCAATTTCTGAAAAAGCAGCCCAACCCATCATCTCTTCAACAGTTAAAGTTTCTGACAATTCAGCAACAGTTTTTCCTAATTCTTTTGCTAAAGAAAATAAAAACTGCCAATCGTTATTTGCTTTTCAATTCGGCTTTAGCCTCTTCAACTCCTCTGGTTTGTCCAGCTTCAATCATTGCTAATTGTATTTCTTGTAATATATTTGCTTCAACTTCTCTTCTTAATGAAGCCTTATCTCCATCTTGGAAAAGTCTTGCTCCATCTTTATCTAATGATTTTTCTATCATAAGAGCTAATGCAAAATCATTTGGATCATTACTATCTGATTTTTTTGTTATAGATTCTCTTTCAGCAATAGTTAATGGATGCCAATAAACAGAAAGAATAACCTCATCATCTTTAATTACATCGTGCTTGTAAAGTTGAGAAACTCCAAACTTGTTTTTTAAAAGATCAACTGCTCTAGTCATGTTAATGTATAGCTATCATCATTATACTAAGCGTTGGCAGTAAATTGGCAAGATATTAAGCCTAAAAAATGTGAAGAATCATCAATTTCTATTGGTGTTACTCCAACAACATCAAGGACTCTTGGAGTACAACTAAATGTATCACTATATCCAGAACCATTAACAGAAGTAAGTCCATCAATAACAGCTTCGCCTAATGCAGATAAAGTTGCACTACCTTTTCCTCTAGGAACATAGATATTACATTGAATAACACCAGAATAAAAGTCCTGTGATGCTCCTTGAGTTTGTGTTGTTGCCTGTGCAAAATCAACTGACATGATGATATATTTTTTAGTTTTACCAGGAGTCTTGTAAACCATGTTGTCGTAAACCATCTCAACAGTAGCGTCTACTGCTGCAACTGCGTCTGTTACTGCTTTTTCAAAAGCTGCTCTGGTGTTAACTAAAGTCATGGATTAATGTAATCAACAAATTTGTCATCCTTACCACCAAATAAACCAAATCCTTGTAAGTTTCTAACATTTCTAGATGGATATTTCACTCCAGAACCAAATGTACCAACAGCTAATTTTGGTTTCTTATCTGTAAATGTTTTTTGTATTAAATTTCTTAATTTTCCTTGAACATATTGAGGAATATCACTTTCATTAGAAGCCAAAGCTCTAGCTGCGTATTCCGTTCTATTTCCGATATATACTTTTGAAAAAGTTTTAAAATTAGGTATTGAATCCATAAATCTAGGTTCTACTACTGAATTAGAATTTCTTTGATTACCAGTTCCCGTAGCTCTAATAGTACTCCAGGGAGTAAAATCTTCTCTTTTCTGATCTGGTCTAGGTCTTTGTGTACCTGCTGTCCAGCTCGACATAAAAAATCCAGTATCTATTGGACTAATACTTTTGCTTTTAGAAGATAAATCACTTAAAATTCCTTTTACTAAAATATTTAAATCTCTTTCTAGATTACCAGTAAGATCTTTTTCTATATTTTCAATACCTGTAGCTTTAGCCATTAGAATCTCACTAATAAAGTAAACAGATAAGCCTGTCCACCCTGTCTTGTATCTATATTAACTATCTGTCCTACTCTTGTAGATCCAGCATAAGTTAATGTAACTTCATCTTGAAAATCAGGTTGATTATCTCCTATCAAATCAGGAGTAATATAAACTTTTGCTTCTCTTCTTTCTCTACCATCATCTTCAGTAGAAATTACAAATTCAATAGGAGCATCGAAACTATAAGCAGTATCACTTGTAGAATACACACCTGTACTTGTG